GGTGGCGTTGCTGACCGCATACATGCCGTTGCCCAGCGCCGGGTCGTCCACGCTGTCGATCAGGTTGTTGGTGAGCAGGCTCTTGGCGCCAATACCGAAGTCACCCACCTTGAGCAAATTGCCCAGGGTGGTGTCGGCGTTGCTGCTGGTCTTGACCAGGTTGCCGGAGTGCCAATATTCAACCCATGGGGTCCATGCGCCCGCGGCACTCGCCCGCTGAAACATCCGCGCGGAGCCCTGTGGCAAATACAGCTGCTGGGTGTTGTTGCCGGCGTTGGTGGACACGATGAGCATGCCAGCCGCTTGCCCAGCCGGCATGTTGGTCGCCGCGCCAGCCGCGAAATAAAACCCGGTTGCCACCAGGGTATTCAGGTCGCCCGCGAAGTCCGTCAGGTCTTTGCGGCCAATACCAAAGTCGCCAACACGCAGGACGCTGCCGATCGTCGCATCGGTTTCGCTTGTGGTCAGGTTCGCGAGCGCGGCCGTACCCAGCTCAAGCGCAGCACGCCCGTCGACGGGTTTGGTGCCCAGCGCCAGCTGGTTGTCGGAGTGGAACAGCTCCACGGTGGTCCAAACGCCGTTGCTCTTGCGGCGGCACCACATGCGCCCAGTCAGGTGACTGGTCAGCAGTTGCGTGGCGTAGGCAGCGTTATCGCTCACCATGTGAATCGCTTCGCCGGCATCGTTATCGATCGGGCGCCCGACTGATGCGCTGTCCCAACCGTAAATGCCCGATACCGCCAGGGTGTTGAGGTTGGCGATCGCGCTCGAGGCGAGTGCACCCAGACCAAACGAGCCTGGCACCAGGAGCCGGTTTACAGTGGTGTCGAACATCGACGCTTGCATGCGCGCAATCACCGCCTCGTGAACGCGCTGCGGGCTCATCCAGCGGTCGAGCACCTTTGAACCCAGGTCGCGCGCCTGGGACTGAGTGGCGGCAAAGGACTGGTACTCGCCTTTGGTGTAGGTGTCGGCGACGGAGAAAGTGCTCAGGGCCACGATTGTGACCAGTGTGCCGACCACGATGCCCGCGGCCGCTGCAGCGGTGAGGGTGACGTTCTGCCCGTCAGTGGCCGTAAAGCTGGTCTGCGGGAGCTTTTCGCCGCCCGCCACATCGCCCACGAATACCATCACGCTGCCTGGGGAGTACGTGCCCTTGTAAGCGGTCTGCTTGGCAGACGTGGCGGTCGTTGGGTACTCGATATAGAACTGACCGCCGCCCACGCCACCGTTGAGCTGGAAGCGGGTGCCGTCGTAGACCACGTCGTAAACCGAATCAACCTTGAGGTCACTCGGAATCAGAGCGTTGCCGCCGCTCTTGACCACAGGCTGGGCGCCCAGGCCGTTGATGTTGATGGTGACGGTCGATGTGTTGGTGTAGGCCGCCACAAAGCGGAACACCTGGCCTTTGCGGTAGGCGTCCAGCACCACCTCATCGGGCATGGTCAGCGTAATGGCGTTGGCCGATCCGCCCACCACTTCCGCCCACAGATCCGACTGAGCGTCTGGGAACAGCGAATGCTTGACGTAGTCAGGGTGAGCGTTGGATGCGCCCTCGTGCGCAGCCAGGGCCGCCAGCGCCACCGATTCGGCAGGGTCCACGCTGATGGCGAGGGTTACGGCCGGTACCGACGACAGTGCCATGTCCACGAAGTGAACCGCGGTCACGCCGTCAGTTTTGGTGAAAGCCGATTGGCCAGCTGCAGTCGACCAGATGAATACCAGGGTGTTGTTCGACCAAAAGCCGATTTCGGTGATGGATTTCTCACCGCCGATGTTCTCGCGCCAAGCCGACAGCAGGCGCAGCTGGGTGGCAGTAGGGCGAGTGCCGCCCGCCAGGGTCACTTTAATGCTGACGGGGGTTTTGAGCGCCACCTCGTTGCCGGTTGGGTCGTATTTGCCCTGGCCGAAAGAGATATGCGTCAGGTTGAGTGAAATACCCGACTTGGAGGCCGCTACAGCCGCCTGCTGGCCCGCCGTTGTCAGCCTGGGATTGATAATTAACGGATCAGCCATGGTGCCCCCAATTTCATAATTGGGGGAATGCTACGGACTGAAAAAGCCTTATTTTCCGGGGGGTTTGCGCGCTTTTAGCGCCCTGGGCGGATGGGCGTTGAGAAGCGCGCAGCGATCACGGTCCGCCCCGGGGCGCCGATCACCAGGCCCACGCCGATGGTCTGTGCAATGCGCAGCTCCAGGACGAACTTTGCAGCCACGGCCGTGCGGCTGGCACGCAGGATCCGCTCGGGAACAATCGGAGTTTGAATGTCCACACGTAGGCGACTGGTGAGGTAGTAATCATCCATGTTGCCGGCGATGTCTTCGATTTCCCCCAGGCTCAAGGCGTCCGTGGGGTAAACCTTATCCTTGTGGCAGTACAGCTGGGAAATGGTGTAGACCGGTCCAAACAGAGCGTTCAGGTAGGCGCCCAGGAAAGCGGTACCGCGCTGAGGGTTGTTGTAGCGCCAGGCGTGAAACAAATAGCGGATTTGCTCCACGGTCGTTGTGCGCAGCACCGCCAGCCCGTCGTTGGAGACGTAGCGCTCGATAATCCCGATCGAGCCCAGGTGGGGCATACCGTACAGCGCCAGCTCGTTCACGCCGTCGGCTATCCGTTCCTTGTACAGCTGCAGGAACAGAGCTTTGAATTCGGCCTCCACGTCGTCAGCCACGGCGCTGCGCTGCAGCGGGATCAGCTCCATTATTCGGCTTCCTGCGTGTAGACCGTAAGGCTGGCATCAGTGATGTAACGGTGGTGCTCAGGCAGTACCACCGGGATGGCGCTGGTGATGGAATTGATCACCAGGTTACCCAGGCGCGGGTTGAGCGCTTCCACGTTGTTGCGCAGCAGGTCGTAAATGTCCTTTTCCAGCATTTTGGCTTCGCCACGCTGAGACCAGGCAGAGCCGGCGCCGTATTTGTCGAGCATGAGGTTGCGCACCTGCTCGATGACGGCCGCCCCGTCGTAGATCGAGGTAATAGACAGGGTCAGCGTGACGGACATGATCGACGGCACCACAGCCCGGCGCCGGTATCGCAGGCTGCTGTCGGCGCGCTTGATGATTTCGGCAATCTCGGCGTGCAAGGTGTCGTCGTCGCCGCCCGCCTTTGATGCCGCCACAAAGATCGAATTGATATTCGCGTAGCTGGCGCCGCGCACGTCTTCCTCACGCGCCTCATTCCACACGCTGAGAAAGGTGACCGGAACCACCTTTTTGCGCACCAGAAAGTCGAAGTTCGACAGGAAAACCGCGCTCTCATCGTAGATTGCAGGGTACGAGCCGATTTCGCGCATGGTGTTGATGTCCATCGGATCAGCCCCGGGCTGGCTCACCTGAGCGAGCTCCAGGACCATCTGAGACTCCAGGTTGCCCACGTTGACGCCAGCGTATCGGAACGCGAATTTCATGCCCTCGGACAGGGTCAGTTCGCCCTCAGTGTCCATCACCAGCACCGTGACGCTCTCGCCCACCGAGGGCTGATAGCCGGCCAGATCCTTGACCCCAAATTGCACGCTGATGATGCTGCTTTCATCGCACTTGATGTTGAACACCTTGTCGCCGGCTTGGGTGTTGGCGAATGCGTTCGATAGCTCAAAGTCCTTGACCGACACGTCAGCGATGAAACCTACCTCAGCGTCTGGAATCTCGATGCTGTAGAACGCCATGGACTTGCTGACCGTATGCGCCAAGGTGCGCGATTTGACTTGTTTGGCCGTCAGATACCCAACGCCCCCGGCCAGCAGCGTGGCGCCGCCTGTGACCTGCCAGTAGCGCCCCTGTTGATCAATCAGCTCACGGCCCGCGATGATGCGCATCGTGGTGTTTGACCCGTTGGTGATCTTGATCAGGGCGATGGTGGGCGTGGCGAACGGCAAAATGCCCTTTACGGAGCCGTCAGCACGCACTGTCACGTCGCGGGACTTGGTGAAGGGCTCAGCGCCGGTTACGTCTACCTGGTCGCTCAGATGCGCCAGCATGGACGCATTGGCAGCGATCATCTGCATCACCATCGGGTCGCCGATCGAGTACCGGGCCGCAATGGTTGGGTAGTTCGCGATTTCGTTAACCGCGTCCTGAATGAATTGGTCTTTAGTAACTGCCACGGTCTACCTCTCCCACCAGGGAATCAATGCTGATGGAGCTTCCGTTGATGTTGATGTACAGGTTCTTGCGATCGATGCCGTTGTTCGTGGCTTCCAGGTTGATCGTTCCCACCGGTAGGGCCGCCAGCACTGGAATATCGATCTTCATCTTGGCCAGGAAGGCGTCAGCCACGGGCGAGCTCAGGGGCTTCTGCAGGAGGTCGTCCAGGGGCGCGCCGTAGGTTGAGCCCAGGTAGGTCTTGGGTTTGGTCCCAAGCCAGTGGGCGATCATCCGAAACAGCAGGTCCACATTGAAAACATCGTCAGCCAGGTCAGCCATAGGGCACCAAAACGGTTTAATGACTGTGATGGTGCCAAACAAAAACCGCCGCATTGCGCGACGGTTTGCGTGGTTTTGACGTTACAGCCTGGCGCTGCCCGCCATACCAATCCCCCCGGTTGCAGCATGCGCGATATCCCGGTCGGCCAGGTTCTGCGTCAGCGGCAGCATGATCTGAGGCGCAGGCGCTGACGCTGCCTTGGGCCCGATCATCGGCTTGGCCACTTGCGGCGTTGGCGTGATCCGCGTTTGCCCGGCGTCCGGCGCCGGCGCGCTGTAGCTGGGCACCTGCAGGGGCTTGATCGCAACGGGCGGGGGCGTGCTCATCATCATAGACGGCGTCTTGCCGGCGAAGCTTCCCGGGTTGGCGCCCACCGACACCGGCTGCACGTTAGCGGCCGGGATGGGCAGGACACCAATGGGTTGCGCCTGGCTGATCTTGCCGACACCTGCCACTTGCAGCGGTGTCGGCGTGGTAGGGACGCCCGCAGCCATACCAGGCGCTGCAGTGGCGCCGGCGACACCGGGCAAAGGCAACGTCCGCCCTTTCATCGTGGCCAGCGTCTGATTGATCGCATCATTGGCGGCCGCTGGGGCTGCTATGCGCACCTCATTGGCCTGGCGAACCGGTGTTAGATCGCCCGCTCGAGCCTGGGGCAGGTACTGGTCGTATTTATCCGATACCTCTTTGAGACCGTTGGTGCCGCCGTTGACCGCCTTGCGCGCGCCGGCCACGTTGCCTTGGGCGGCGAGTGCGTTGGCGCCTGAATCCTTCCAGTACTGCACAGCGATCTGTGCGGAGTACTTCGGATCGGCCGCCAGTTCTGGGTTATTGACCAGGTCAACGCCCAGCTTCTCGCCCATGGCTGCATATTGGTCCTTGCCTGTGAGGTGGATATCGCCACGCCCGCGGAATTTGAACCCATCACCCGGATCGGTATTGCCCATGCGGCCGCCATACACCTTGTTGGCGATCGCCTCGGGGTTGCCGGCGTCTGCCCGGGCGCTGTCGGCGTCCTTGTAATACTTGGGGAATACCTCCTGCAGACGCTTGGCGCTGTAGTTCAGGTTTTCCTCGTTGCGGGTGAAACCCTGGCTCTCGTGGTCGACGTTGGCCATCAACCCTGCTTTGGACTGCGGGTCGGTGATTCCCCCAGCGTCCATGGCCTTAATCAGCTCATCCTTGCGGGCATTGGAACCACCGGTGTAGCGGCCACCTGTGACGGTGTTGAGCGCGTTCTGCCCGGCATCCTTCACCGTGGCCGCTTTCTGGCCTACATAGTCCTTGGCGGTCTGTACCTTGTCGGCGACGGTGTCTTTGACGTTGTTGTACGTCTCAGCGACCTTGCCCCACTTCTCTTTGACCCAGTCGCCCATGCCGGTTAAGACTTTGGCGCCGTCGGCCACCAGGCCGTCCCACTTGCCTTGCACGTACTCAAACGCGCTGCTGGCCATCTTGCTTGCCGAATCCGCCCACCCGCTGAAGGTGTCCGAGATATTGGCAATCATGGCGTCCAAGTCGACGGTGCTTAGCCACTCGCCCACTGCGGTGCCCAGCTGGTCACCGATCATGCCGCCAACCATTGCACCCATTGGCCCGCCGATCAGACCCAGGGCGCCGCCGAGAACGCCGCCAGCGACGCCGCCCATGGTGCCCCAGCGATCCTTTTTGTTGGCCTGACGTTCCTCGTCGGTGGCGTTCGGGTCATCCTTGGCCAGGGCCGCACTGGCGAACATGCCGGCGCCGAGCAGCGCCCCAATGAACGGCAACTTGCGCAGGAATCCCTTGCCGAGTTTCATCGCACCAGCGCCGAGCCCCAGCTTGGGCGCTTTCGGCGTTCGCGATGTTCTCGCCCCTGCAGTTCCTGCCTTGCCCTTGGTCGGCCTACCTTCGGCGTCGACCGTCACACCTGGTGCAGTTCTGCTTGAGGCGGAGGCGGATCTGCCTTCGCGGCCTGGTTTGGCTCCGGGTTGTGATTCAAAGCGGCCCGTCTCGGGGTTTCGCCTGACCCGATTGGCTTCGGCGGTGCGCCGGCCTCGCTCTGTGATGGCCGCCCTGCGCCCGTTCGCGCCAGCAGCGCCGCCCTTCCCCCCTTTGCCGCCGCGTGCGCCGCGCAGACCGCCCAAGCCCTTGGCCAGGCCTCCCAAAGCACCCAAGGCACGCGTGAGCCCCATCACCTTGGACAACGCACGCAGCGGCGCCAGCAGCATGCCCAGCATCGACATCAGGCCCGTCAGCAGCAGCCCCATGCGGCCGCCGCCGCTTTTCTTGTTCCCCTCTCGCAGCTCGCCATAGATCCGGCGATACCAGGTCACGTTTTGACGCTGGCGCTTGTCCTCGGGCGTGCTGCCGCGGCCAAAGAGACGGCCCAGCGGTTTGATCGTGTTGACCACCGGGGCGACGATTCCCCCCAGCTCCTTTGCAGCCGACACGGCCGGATCGATGTTGTCGGCGCCGCTGGCCAGCCCTTCCACAGCCCCCTTGATGGACTCACCCGCTGCGCCCATGGCTTTGGCCGCCCGGGATTCGCCGGCGCTGACACTGTCCCGGCTGTCGCTGCCGCTTTCCACGCGATCGGAGCTGCCAAAGCGTCCGTTCTTATCGCGCATGCGCTCTTTTGCCTGCCGATCACGCCTGGTGCTCGCAGGATCTGCAACGGCCGGAGCTCGCGTCTCAAGTGGTAGGCGTGCCGGCACTGCAGCTGCAGCCCGATCATGTTCTTCATGCGGCCGCGCAGCCGATACCGTCGCAACCTGGGGTGCTGGTGCGCTTGGGCCCACTGTGACGCCAGACAGATCCGCGGGCGTGACCGAAAGGCTCATCGTTGGCGCGCTGGCGGGCGTCTGGGCCGCGTCGTTGGCCGCACCTGGTAGCGCGGGCACATCCGCACGCGCCAGCCGCTCAGTCGCCGCATCAGAGCCCAGCACCGGCCGGGTGGGCTCTGCTGGGGTGACCGATTCGATACCGTTCAACGCGTCAGCGATTCGGCCCAGCTGCGTTACGGTCTCCTGGGTGTCTCCCCGAATGGCACGCAGCAGCTTGAGCTCGCGACTGATCTTGTCCAGGTCGTCAGTGAGGCGGGGGCCGACCAAAAACCCCGCGGCATCGTGATTGAGGGTCGACATAATCAGTTAAACCCGACGACGCGTTGCACGAGCTCAATGCTTTTCTGCAGCAGGCCCTTGTCTTCCTGCACCTTGGCGTCGTTTGGGCTTTCCTCAAGGCCAGGCAGCGCCACAGTCATGTAGTGATTGGCACTGTCGAGCATGGCGTTCGCCTTGTCGGGCGAAAAGAACGTGCCGCGCTCCAGCTGGTCCGGCGCCGTGCTGTCGAGCATCGCGCCCATAGGCTTGCCCTTGTTCGCTGCAGACAGTCGCTCGAGCAGCTTGGCATTGAGCACGATCAGGTCGTCGTTCATCTTGCATTGCTGCAAGTAGGCGCCGCCGATGTCCTCTGCGGCCGCCTCATTGGCCGCCATGACGGTTTCCAGGCTGTCGAGCATGGCGCTGTATTCCTCAGCGAAGCTTGGCCCCTGCATCGCGCCGGCGTCGGTGCTGTCGAGCATCGCGTCGTAGCCACGGTTGGTGTCGTAATTGGGGCTGCGCACGAAGTCCATACCGAAGTAGTTCTTCGGCGTGCGCTTGCCGTTGATGGACGGGGCGTAGAACACGGAGCTAAACCCCCAGTTCTTGCCCTGATACAGGCGCCAGCCGATACGCCCGGCCGACGTATGCAGGAATTCTTGCTGGTGCTCGATCGTGCCGTCGTTGTAGGCCTTGATCATCACCGTCTTAACGGCAGGCTCCAGGGTGACGGTTTTGCGGGTCACAGGGTCAATGATCGACTCGGGCAGATCCAGGCCGTACTTCTCACGGAAGCCGTGGCCCATGTAGCCGTAGATATCACCCTTGCGCACGGCCTCCTGAACGATCGGGCCATTAAGCAGCAGCACCAGCGCCGGGATGTCGATATCGCGGTCTACGCCGGTGAAGTCGCGCCCCCGATCTTTTACGTTGTAGCGGATTACCTCGGTACGGTTGCGCATCACGCGGCCTCATCATCGTTTTGTTGGGTCAGAGCGCGTTCCGGTACTGGCGGCTCTACATCTTTGTCATCACCAGGCGCGCCGAAGCTCTCCATGCCTGGCTGTACGGGGGGTTTGGCGTTTTTCAGGCCGTCGGCCAGGATCTTGGCGAAATCGCCATCCAGCTCGGACTTGATAAAGATTTGCTCGTTGGCTTCGCTCGGCATGCCCAGGTCGCGCAGGCCTGCGATCATCTGCACCAGCATCAGAGAGCTGTTGATAGCCCGCTCCCGACTGGCCTGTTTTTCGGCCTCCAGGGCCGCGATCGAGCCGTAGAAGTTGATGGCGTACGGGCGATCGGCGTCGGACCAGGTGCGCCCGTGCTTGGCGATCATGTGGCGATCGATCACGTCGTTACAGAATTCGGTGAATGCGGTGCGGATGATCCTGGAACGCTCAGCGGCCTGGCTGCTGGTGCGATTGAAACCGCCCTCACCCAGGCCACCGGTCAGCTGGTCGGCAAAGCCCACCATGGACAGGTCAATGCCCGCGGTACCGGCCAGCTTGCGGGCGTGAAACATCACGTCTTCGATGTTGGTACCGGCGCCGGAATTGGACGTGCCCTGAAAGGAACTGATCTGGGTCAGCTGCTTTTCGTTGAAGGTCGGCATAACGTGGAAATGGCGGGATGTGGAGTAGCGCCCGGTCTTTACGGCGTCCTCGGCGCGCTTTTTCATCGTCTTGAGCATGTTTTCCAGGGAGCGCATAAAGCTCTCCTGCTGGTCGACCGTCATATCCGACATATTGGCGCCGATCATCGTCTCATCGATCGAGCCCGCGATCCGTTGCCCCACCAGGCCGCGCAGCGCCGCCTCCAGGTTGTCGAAGTCCGACTCTGCAGCCTCCAGAAACGAACCGCCGATCAGCGCCGGCAGCGGCACCATCTGGGACGGGTCACGGGCTTCAAGGTTGATGCGTTGGGCGTTCTCGACGGCCCGCATCTGCGGCAGGTACCCCATGCGCGGCATCTTCATCCGCACCATGTCCATGTGGCTCACACGGCTGGTGACCTTGGTGCCCAGGGTCACAACGTAGGTGACCGTCTGGCCCAACACCTCATAGGGCTGAACCATCGGCGGGAAGATGTCCGCATTCAGCGCATACAGCCCCTCACGCTTACGGGTGTACAGCATGGCGAACGCATCGCCGTAGCCGGCTGCGTTAAAGCAGACCTGGTGGGCGTTCTTGTTGAAGAATTTGGCCAGCTCCTGCAGGTCGTCGACCATCTTCTTTTCGGCAGGGGTGGCGCCGGGCTTGGCTTCGATAAACACCGTCTCGCCCGTCGTCTCGTGCCCACCTAGCGCCATCTGTACATGCAGGCGAAGGATGGTATTCATCAGGCCTTCTTGCACCATGTGGTGCCACTTCATGTAGATGTCGACGCGCGATCGGGCTGGCCGGTCGGTGTTGCCCAGCAGCATTTCAACGCCCACGTAGTCGGCGTCAAAGGTCGAAACCGAAGTCTGCAGGGTGGGTTCTTCGACTTCGCCCAAAAGCAACTGAGCGGCGTTTCTGGTGACGCTCGCCAGGCTGCTCAGTAGCTTGCGTTTGGGTTTCTGTTCGTCTGCCATGGAATGGGTACGCGGTAGGCCTATTTGGGCTCCAGCGTACCGGCGCAAAACAGCCTTAAATCCAGGGGCTTTGCGCCCTCTCGCAGGTCACAGCGCGTCGGTTGCAGCTTCGTCCGGACGCGGGTTCAGCAGGTATTTGCGGGTATACGGCGGGATGTTGATCGAGCCCGTCACGCCGACAATCTCGTAGTTGACGATCACGCCCCCTCCCACCAGGACGGCCACCAGCATGCGCTTGTCCGGTTGCACGTAACCCGGGGCGCCAGGCTCGACCACACACTCGATCGACGCCTCGATCACGCCGTCTGCATAATCCAGGAAACCGCTATCGTCGGATGTGTTGCCCAGGGGCGCTGCGTAGCCTTGGGAGAAAGTCAGCACGGCGTCACCGGCCACCACCCACGAATAGTTGACCTCATCCTCATCGGACATCACGCCCGCGCCGCCCAACGTGCCTGGTTCGTCCTCCAGGTCATCCGGATCGGGCGTGGCGTTGGTGCGTCCTACCACCTTGTTGAACAGCACACAGTCCAGGCGGTTGGGGTCGCGCAGCGTGCGCTGTCGGTTGGCGCGGTTTACGGCGATCGCCACGGAATTGAGCATGTCTTACCCCTGAGCCTTATCTGCGGCGGTAATCGCGGCCACGGCGGCATCGCGCCCGTAACCCATCGCCATCAGCGTCTTGATTTTCTGGTCAAACGACACGGTCTTGTTGACCTTCTCCGTGTGCGTTTTGCGGATCTTGTCATTGGCGGCCCGGACCTTCGCTGCAGCACGCTTTTGCGCTGCAGGCTGAGCCTCACGGACCTTGCGCCGTTCCTCGGTGGAAGTGACAGTGCGATCGCGCTTACGCGCCTTTAGCGCCTGCTCCACGAACTTCTGTTGCTCGGCGACGGAAACGATCTGATTCTTGTTGCTCAGCGTCTTACGGCCGGTGTCGATCATCCGCTGGGCGAAGTTCTCGAACGTTGGGCCGTGCGTGATCACCGACATCACGCGCAGGACGTGTTTGCACGCCACGCCGAAAAGCTTTGGGTTGCGCACCTTGGGGAAACCGTCCTCGGCACGCCCTACGTTGAAGTTACCGATGGTTGCGATGTAGCGAAACCAGAAGGTATGACGCCCACAGTCACAGTCGAACTTGATCTTGCCAGCCGCCATTTGCTTGGCCGCGGCCTTGGTCGCCTGCCCACCCGCCAACGCCGCGTTATAGCCCAGGAACTGGACGTACACATGGTGCCGGCGAACGTCAGAGTTCGGCCCTGAATTGGTTTGAAAATGCACGGTGCCGGCGCGGTTGGCCAGCGGCGTCGCCATATGGATTTCTTTGGTCGCCCGCTGGCGGTCCTCGGGGCGTGACAAGTCGATCACCTGGCGCGCCAGAATGCCCCCTGAATCGCCGGTGGGCTTGCCGCCCTTGTACTGACCATGCTTGTGCTGCACATCACGTACAGCTGCCTTAAACGCCAGGATGTCGTCGAAGGTAAGCATGCGCGGCTTGCCGTCGATCGTCGTGAACAGCTGGCGCTTGGGGTCATACAGCCCCGACAGGTCATCTGCGCTGAGAATGACGCCCTGATCACCCAGGCGGCGGTTTAAGTCGTGCTCAAACGAGTCGCGCGCCTCTTTGCCCGACCGGGCGGCGCTCTGAATGAACTCGTGACGCTCGGGCTTCTTTGCGGCCATTAACGCACCGTCCTGGTTTCAGTGCTCAGGCCGCACTTCTGCTTGAGGTAGCGCAGGTGTTCAAGCGAAGGCAGCACCAGGCTTTGCTCCTTGAGCTCGGCGTCGACGTTGGGCAGGCCTGCAGCGGCCATGATCGCCAGCGTCTCGGTTGCATCGCCGTATACGCGCCGCGCCACCAGGCTCAGGTCATGGCGCTCACTCGGGTAGGTTTGCACCACCTGGCGCGCGCTCGAGTACGACGGTTCGGATACCGCGAACAGCCGCACCTCTCGATAAAACCTCGACACCTCGATCACGTCTGTTCCCCCGCTGGCGCCAGCACCTGGCAATAGGAGGGAATTGTGCGGGCGCCGCGGAGGTGGTTTTGGGGAGGGTTTGCGCTGCTGGGCTGTTACGACTGGTCGGCTGGCGGCTCAACCGCGCGCTGCATGTAGCCGATTCCGGTCTTGAGGGCAGTCAGTGCCCAGTCAGGGCAAGGGCGGGAGCTGGCTTTGGAAGGGTCATTGAGCCAGGACCGCACTGCGCGATCGGAGCACGGCACTTTGGTCACCGCGGCGATGATCTTCGCGGCGCTGAGGTTGTCTTTGCTGGCTTGAGGGATGCCGTATTGGTCCAGCAGCT